GCGCGGCGCATCGTAACAATTTGTTACGATCAATTCTTTGAGCGTGATTTCTTTGAGCAGCGAATTCTTTGAGCATCGTAACAACTTGTTACGATCGCCCTGGCCTATACACTTCGCCACGACGTGCGGCGCGACTGGCAAAACCGGCGCAGCGCGACCCCACTACCCCGCCATCCCCCGCTATTAGGTTAACTTCCGCGTGTCGCGCATTCACACTCAACCTCACATAAACGATCCCCACTTTTCCAAAACTCGGCCAGACGACCCCCACCCCCTGCTATACAAAACACCCCCCGTCACTAAATTTGGTTCCATGTCAATTTTTCTTATATAGTAGTCACATGGACATGCTTGTACCTGATATAGAAGAGTCTATACCTCTTCCTGCTAGCATGACTGAGGCTCTACCGGACTTGTCCCCGGCAGATGAGCTTCAGGTGCGGGCAAATACCATCAAGTTCTTTTCGGACTTGACCGGGCAACCCCTCGTCCCGAGCGAGGAAGACGCGGAAAGCGCCGTGGGTTTAGCCCGCGAGATGGTCGAGAACCCCCAAGTCCGGCCTGATTTTGCCAAGTATCCGAACGAAACCATCGCGTTGTATGCCGGGTTAGCCGCTCGGTACAACCACATGATCGTCAAGGAGCTTTCTGACCTGAAGCTCTACGTTGTAAACAAGCTTTTCGAGGCGGTGGAACAGGCCGACGACGTAAAAACTCGCGTCGGTGCCATCAAAGCCCTAGGCGAAGTCGATGGTATTGATGCATTCAAGAAGCGTAGCGAGGTCACGCACGTCATCAAGCCGCTGGAAGAAGTCGAAAAAGAGCTTCTCTCGGTACTAGAAGGCATTGAATACAAGGTTTTGGATGAGACTACGGCTGTAAATGCTGAATCTCACTGAAAATCACCTGCAAAAACTCCGTGCTGCCCTCCCGACCATGCCGGAAGAGCAGAAAAGACGTGTCGCTGACCTCCTAAAACAGTACCAATCACAGGTTACACAGCGTCTAGGCAAGGACAACTTCCTAGATTTCATCGGTCACGTCTATCCCGGCTATAAAGTAGGCCCACATCACCGGAAACTGGGTCGGATTTTTGAAGAAATAGCCGAAGGCAGGAAGAAAAGAGTCATCGTCAACATCGCTCCGCGTCATGGCAAGAGCGAGATGATCAGTTACCTTGCTCCAGCGTGGTTTCTGGGCAAATTCCCGCAAAAAAAGGTCATTATGGCCTCGCACACGGCAGATCTAGCCGTGAATTTCGGACGGAGGGTTCGCAACCTTGTCGGATCTGATCTTTACCGAGACATCTTTCCAAACGTCGAGTTGCAAGCTGACTCCAAATCAGCCTCCCGCTGGGGTACCAACTTCAATGGAGAGTATTTTGCTATTGGTGTGGGTGGTGCTCTGGCTGGTCGTGGCGCAGATCTGTTTATTATTGATGATCCTCACTCGGAGCAGGACGCGAAACAAGGAAGACCAGACGTATTTGACCCCGCGTGGGAGTGGTTCCAGTCGGGTCCGGTCCAAAGGTTGATGCCGGGTGGTGCGATCATCGTCGTGATGACCCGTTGGTCGAAGCAGGATCTGACCGGCAAGATTATCGACCACATGACCAAGGAAGAAGAGGCAGATCAGTGGGAAGTTGTTGAATTCCCAGCCATTCTGAACGAGAAACCGCTCTGGCCTGACTTCTGGTCGTTGGATGAATTACTGGCTAAAAAGGCCAGCATGGACGTGCGGTACTGGCAAGCCCAGTACATGCAGGAGCCGACCTCAGAAGAGGGTGCCTTGCTCAAGCGCGAGTGGTGGCAGGTGTGGGAACCTGAGATGCCGCCCCCGTGCGAACACATAATAATGAGTCTCGACACGGCCCAAGAAAAATCCAACCGGTCGGACTACAACGCACTCCTCACATGGGGGGTGTTCTTCAACGAAGAGACCAAGAACTACAACATTATTCTCCTGAATAGCATCAAGGAGCGGCTGGAGTTCCCCGAGCTTAAACAGTTGGTGTTTGAGCAGTACAAAGAGTGGAACCCCGACACATTCATCGTAGAAAAGAAATCCAACGGCGCAGCCCTATATCAGGAGATGCGTCGTATGGGAGTTCCTGTCTCAGAGTTCACACCGGGCAAGGGACAGGACAAGATCAGTCGTGTTAACGCTGTTTCGGACTTGTTTTCTTCAGGTATAGTCTGGGTGCCTGATCGACGCTGGGCTTGGGAAGTCGTTGAAGAATGTAATGATTTTCCCTCTGGCACCCATGACGACTTGGTGGATGCCACGACACTTGCCCTCCTTCGTTTCAGGCAGGGTGGGTTTATTCGACTCCCGACTGACGAGCCGCTCCCTACAAAATGGTTCAAGAGCCACAGACGGGAAGCGTATTACTAGGAGATTTTAAATGGCCGTCGATAAAAGCTTGATGCAAGCCCCTCTGGGTCTTGAGGCTCTTGCCGGAGAAGAACCGGCAATTGAGATTATGATTGAAGACCCCGAGAGCGTATCGATTGGGGTCGATGGCGCTGTCATTGAAATGGTTAAGGATGAGCCTCGCGCCGAGGACTTTGATGCCAATCTTGCTGACTTCATGAGCGAAGGAGAGCTTGGCTCACTGGCAGGCGAACTGATTGGTCAGTACGAGCAGGACTTGGCATCACGCAAGGATTGGCTCGACACCTATATTAAAGGACTGAAGATTCTTGGTATCCGGTACGAAGAACGTACCGAGCCGTGGCCGGGTGCGTGTGGTGTGTTTCACCCGCTCTTGATGGAGAGTGCGGTCAAGTTCCAGTCCGAGACCATCATTGAGACCTTCCCGGCGATGGGGCCGGTCAAAACCAAGATCATCGGTAAAGAAACTCCTGAGAAGAAGGACGCCTCAATTCGTGTCTCGGATGACATGAATTATCAATTGACTGAGGTGATGAAGGAGTACCGCCCAGAGCATGAGCGGATGCTGCTCTCGCTTGCTTTGTCAGGCAACGCTTTCAAGAAAGTGTACTTCGACCCGTCGCTGAATCGGCAGACTGCGGTCTATATCCCGGCTGAAGACATCATCGTGCCGTACGGTGCGCCGAACCTTGAGTCAGCCGACCGTGTTACGCATCGGATGCGGAAGACGAAGAACGAGCTACGCAAACTTCAGTACGCAGGGTTTTACCGAGATATTGATCTGGGTGATCCCGTTCGCACGATGGATGAGGTGGAGAAGCAGAAGGCCGAGGATCAAGGCTTTAGCGCAAGCATGGACAATCGGTTCCAGTTGCTTGAGATGCACGTGAATCTGGATCTGGAAGGCTATCCGGATGTTGATGATGATAATAACGAGACAGGAATCGCACTGCCGTATGTAGTGACGATTGAGAAAGGTACGGGGACAGTTTTAGCAGTCAGGAGAAATTGGCGTGAGGACGACAAACTCAAGGCGAAGAGGCAGCACTTCGTCCACTACGGGTACATACCGGGATTTGGATTTTACTACTTCGGACTTATTCACCTTATCGGGGGACACAGTAAAGCTGCAACGTCACTGCTTCGCCAGCTTATCGATGCAGGAACCCTCAGTAATCTCCCCGGCGGACTCAAATCCCGAGGACTCAGAATTAAGGGAGATGATACACCGATTGCACCCGGAGAGTTCCGAGACGTAGATATTCCGTCCGGCGCGATCCGCGACAATATCCTGCCGCTGCCATACAAAGAACCCAGCCAAACTTTGGCTGCGTTGATGGACAAGGTGGTTGAAGAAGGACGCCGCTTCGCTGCGGTGTCTGATCTCAAGATCAGCGACATGTCGAATCAGGCTCCTGTGGGCACGACGCTTGCCGTGCTGGAAAGAGTCTTGAAGGTGATGACGGCTATTCAGGCCCGCATCTACTACGCGATGAAGCAGGAGTTCAAGCTCCTCGCTGAGATCATCCGTGACAACACGCCAGATGAGTATTCGTACGAGCCGGAAGTCGGCAAGGCGAGTGCAAAGAAATCGGACTACGATGATGTTGATGTCATCCCGGTAGCCGATCCGAATGCGGCCACGATGTCGCAGAAGGTGGTGCAGTATCAGGCTGTCCTTCAACTAAGCCAGACCGCGCCGCAGCTTTATGACTTGCCGTATCTGCACCGGCAGATGATTGAAACGCTAGGTATCAAGAATGCGGACAAGCTAGTACCGCTGCCGAGTGACGCTTCGCCGCGTGATCCCATCACAGAGAATATGGACGTGATGACGGGTAAACCGCTCAAGGCGTTTATGTATCAGGATCACGAAGCGCACATCGCCGTTCACATGGCGCTGGGACAAGATCCGAAGATTGCCGCGCAGATTGGTCAGAACCCGATGGCGCAGCAGATTACCGCTGCTCTTCAAGCGCACATCATGGAGCATACGGCGTTCCAGTATCGTCGCGAGATTGAGAAGCAACTCGGTACGGCGTTGCCGCCGCTGCCGCAAGATGATCGTGAAGAATACGACCTGCCGCCTGAGTTTGAGGCGCAGTTGTCGCAGTTGGCAGCAGCCGCTGCCGCACGGGTGCTACAGAAGGACAAGGCAGAAGTCCAGATGCAGCAGGCCGCACAACAGCAACAAGATCCACTTGTGCAGATGCAGATGATGGACTTGCAGATCAAGCAGCTTCAGGCGCAGACCAAAGCGCAGCAGATGCAAATCGAAGCACAGATCCAACAGGCCGAGATTCAACGCAAGCAGCAGAAAGATGTCATGGACGCTGCGGCCAAGGCCGACGAGTTGGAGCTTCGCAAGGCAGAGATTTCTGGGCGTCAGCAGCTTGAGGCAGCGCGTCTCGGCGTGGACATTCAGAAAGACAAAGCCGCTCTGTCTGCCAAACAGCAGATGGAAGGAGTACGCCTTGGTCTAGAGATAGGCAAGGCAAAAGACGACGCCGAGTTGCGGCGCAAACAGGTGGAAACACCAGCAGGTGAGTAATGGGTTATTCAAACGCTTTGGAATACCTTGAGTCCAAACTCAAGGACGAGCGCACATTAATTGTAGAAAACCTGATCCAAGGCAAATTGGATGAAGGTGAATACAAACGCCTATGCGGGGCGTTACAGGGTCTCGACCTCGCAGTGGGATATATCAAAGACCTTGCAAAGAGGATCGAGGAAGAATGAGTAACATCGACGTAGAGAAGACACAGGAAGAGGCGGCAAAAGCCAAACTCCTGCCAGAGCCGAAAGGCTATCGGATGCTGTGTGCAGTACCGCATGTTGAAGAAGAGTTTGAAGGCGGGCTACTGAAAGCAGAGGACACCAAGCGAGTCGAGGAGCAGACCACCGTGGTCCTGTTCGTCGTCAAGATGGGTGAGCTTTGCTACAAGGACGAAACCCGATTCCCCACCGGAGCATGGTGCAAGGAAGGTGATTTCGTTCTGACACGGCCCTACTCGGGCACCCGCGTGGTCATCCACGGTCGGGAGTTCCGCATCATCAACGACGACACGGTAGAAGCGGTGGTCGAAGACCCCCGTGGAATCCGCAGAGCTTGAGGTAAACAAATATGGCTGAAGAATATAAGTTTCCTGACGAGCAGGAAAAAGTTGAGTCTAAACAAGAAGATAGCGATGCTATTGAAATAAAACTTGAAGACGACACCCCCGAGGAAGACCGGGGTCGTAAGCCGCTACCCAAGGAGGTAGTGGAAGAGCTTGAAGGCGATGACCTTGATGAGTACTCGGAAAAGGTCAAGAAGCGTCTTGGGCAGATGAAAAAGGTGTGGCATGACGAGCGTCGTGCCAAGGAAGCCGCCCTGCGTGAGCGCGAGGAAGCCCTCCGCTTTGCTCAGATCCGTGAGCAGGAAGTACGTCAGCTTAAACAGCGTCTTGGTAATGGCGAAAAAGCCTATTTTCATGAAGTTACTAAAGCCGCTAATAATGATCTTGGTGTAGCTAAGGAGAGACTGAAACAGGCGTACGAGGCAGGGGATGCCGGAAAAATTACCGAGGCACAGGAAGCCCTGACGGAGGCTAAGCTTCGGATTAAACAGTACGAGAATTTCCAGCCCTCTTTACAAGAGGACTTTACAGGAGTACAACCGACTCAACAGTACCAAGTGCCCCCGGCACCTCAACCTGTTTCGGACCCAAAAGCCGAAGCGTGGAAGGACAAAAATCCGTGGTTTGGCACAGACGAGGAGATGACCGCCCTCGCTTTGGGACTGCACGAGAAATTGGTCCGGTCTGGAGTCGATCCGCGTAGCGACGATTATTACGACCGAGTGAACGCGACGATGAGGAAGCGGTTCCCTGATTACTTCGATGCGGAAGTAGAAGAGGAAAAGCCAACTCAAACGAGGGAAGCTGAAAAGCCAACTCGCACAAAACCAGCCAATGTTGTGGCTCCGGTAACGCGGGGAACCGCGCCGCGTCAGGTCCGCCTGACACCGACTCAAGTTGCTATCGCCAAGAAATTGGGTCTGAGCAATGAACAGTACGCACGTGAATTAATGAAACTGGAGACGAACTAAAATGGCTGAAAACAGACTCGCACGTGAACTCGAAAATCGGGAATCCGCGCAGCGCAATAAAGTATGGACCCCACCTCAGACGCTACCGGCACCAAATCCGCAGCCGGGTTGGGTCTTTCGATATATCCGGACCAGTACTATGGGTCAGGCTGACCCACAGAATACCTCCGCAAAGTTCCGTGAAGGTTGGGAGCCTGTAAAGGCCGAAGATCATCCGGAGTTGATGCATCACACCGACCCGAATTCCAAATTTAAAGGGAATATCGAAATCGGTGGTTTGTTGTTGTGCAAGGCACCGGAAGAGCTAATGAAGCAGCGTGATGACTATTACGCTATGCAAGCAAAGGCTCAACTCCAGTCCGTGGACAATAACTTTATGAGGCTGAATGACGAGCGTATGCCTCTTTTCAGTGAGAAGAAGACGACGGTCTCATTCGGCAAGGGTAAATAATTTTTCTTTTTGGAGTAATCAATGGCATATCCTACTGTTGACAAGCCGTATGGCTTGAAGCCGATCAATCTGATCGGCGGGCAGGTGTTTGCCGGTGCCACTCGTCAGCGACGTATTGCTTCCAGTGCTTCTAGCATTGGTTACGGCGACCCGCTGGAGTTTGACACTGACGGCACCGTTAAAGTAACGACCGCCACATCGACGCCCCCGACCTCCGGCTTTGCTGGTGTGTTCTTGGGTTGTACGTTTGTGTCGTCTGTGACGGGTCAGCCGACCTATTCGCAGCAGTGGACTTCGGGTACTTCGGTCAAGTCGGGTACGTACATCATTGCGTACGTGGCTGATGATCCGAACACTCTGTTCAAGGCTGTCGGTGTGACGGCTTCGCTCGTTGTTTCGACCACGAGTGGTTTTGTGTACAGCGATATCGGTACTAACGTCGCGTTGGTTGCCAATACGCTGAATACGACCACGGGCGATTCGCAGCAGGGTCTTGAGGTTGGCAGTGTTGCCACCACTCGCTCACTGCCGATCCGCATCGTCGATGTGGTTGAAGACACGGCGTTTGTTTCGAGCGGCACTACTTACTATCCCGAAGTTATCGTGAAGTTCAATGCACCGTACCTCACGAGCGTTTCGTTGATCGTTGGTGGTCACGCTTACAACAACCCGCTCGGAACCTAATAGGGGAGTTCTAAGACATGGCTATTTCACGTGCACAATTACTCAAGGAACTCCTGCCGGGTTTGAACGCCCTGTTTGGTCTTGAGTACAAGACCTATGGTGAGGAGCACAAGGAGATCTACGAGACTGAGACCTCCGAGCGTTCCTTTGAAGAGGAGACCAAGCTTTCTGGTTTCAGCGCCGCTCCGGTGAAGGCCGAAGGTGCTGCGATTGCGTATGACAACGCGCAGGAAGCATGGACTGCTCGCTACAGCCACGAGACGATTGCTCTCGGCTTCTCCATCACGGAAGAGGCGGTTGAAGACAACCTGTACGATTCGCTGTCCAAGCGATACACCAAGGCGCTCGCCCGAGCGATGGCGTACACGAAGCAGGTCAAGGCGGCATCTGTCCTGAACAATGGCTTCTCGTCCAGCTACGTTGGTGGCGACGGCAAGGCTCTGTTCGCGGCGGATCACCCGCTTGTTTCGGGTGGCACCAACAGCAACCGTCTGACGGCTTCTGACCTCAACGAGACTTCGCTTGAGGCGGCTGTCATTCAGATCGCTGGTTGGACGGACGAGCGTGGACTCCTCATCGCGGCGAAGCCCGGTAAGCTCATCGTGCCCCCGGCACTGATGTTCACTGCCAAGCGTCTCCTCGATACGGAACTCCGCGTGGCGACTGCGGATAACGACATCAACGCTCTGAAGGCGATGGGGTCGATTCCCGGTGGCTACACGGTGAACCACTTCTTGACCGACACGAATGCGTGGTTCCTGACCACGGACGTTCCGAACGGCATGAAGCACTTCGTTCGTACCCCGCTCCAGAACAGCATGGACGGAGATTTCGACACCGGCAACGTCCGGTACAAGAGCCGCGAGCGTTATAGCTTCGGCTGGTCGGATCCGCTCGGCATGTTCGGTTCGCCGGGTTCATCCTGATAGGCTCTCCCCC